TCTTTACCTGCAGCCGATCACCCTTTGGTAGAGCCGCAAATGCTTTCTGGACATCTCCAGGGGTTGTACATTCCAACTTAAACCACTTATACATCTCTTTAGCATCATTCCCAACGATATCGCCATTGATTTTTAAAACCATTAATCTTTACCTCCTTCCCCGCTTACTCCATATGCAGCGCCAACAGAAGTCAGCGGAACATAGTTGCCATTTACAATCAATACATCTCCGCCCTCCTTTGACGGAAGATCCAGATAATGTCTGCCTTCGTTTGGCGTGTAAACGCCATTCTGTATAGCTGAAGTAATCACCTGCATCTGTGATTCAGCATTTGCTCTCAAGAGGACCTTTTCGTTGAATTTGAACAAAAATCCTTTCGACCGCTCTTTATGCGTCAAACATTTGTAGTTAATCTCCTGCTCATACATCGTGAGCCGAAACAGCATTGTATCAACTAAAAAAGCCAGCTGCTGCGTTTCTGAGTTCGCATAGCTGGATTTCTCATAATCATTGATCTGATTCGGTTTGACACCAAATGCCGCAGCAATCTGGAGTGCTGTGTATTTGCGCATCTCGTAATACTGAGCATCAGTCAGCTTATAAGTCAAAGGCTGCAGTGTAAATCCAACCGGAATTGCCACCACTTTTCCCGCATTTTTGACTCCTGTAAGCAGGTCGTTATATTTTTTCTGCAGCTTTGCCCGGAGCTTATCATCAAGTTCTCCTGTGTACTGCAGTGTGCTAGATGCAGTCATGCCGCTTTTGTACAGCTCGTTTAAGTAGGACTGAGAATAGCCGGCACTTCCGACCGTAGTCTTCAGAATGTCCTGTACCGATTTTCCCATGATTCCATCCCAGGTTAGCCAGGTTTTAAAATGTAGAACACTGTCCTGACGATATACATAGTCCTTCCCAGTCTTAGGGTCTGTATAGTGATAATACAACTGACCCTTTGAACCAAATATTCCGGCATCATCCATCAGAACGTCTACACATTCTGACTGCATCGGCCAGAACCCTTTTACTACAATATCACCGCCAAACCGCCCTTTTTTTACATACGTTGTCTGAATCCATACGTAAGCATTGCCGTAATGTTCGCAGTTTGCCTCCAGCGTTGACCAAAAGATTGCCGGAGACATGATCGGATTCGGCCGGTACATCAGCATGTCAGCCGCATTGTTAGTCGGTGCCCGAACTCGTCCTCCGCTCTCATCTTCCTGGTAAAATTTAAGCGGCATTTTTCCCATCGTCTCAGACAGGACCTTTAAGCATGTAAAGTAGGTCGTCTCGTTGATTGCTTTCGGTTTAGCCTGATCAATCCCCCACCACTCTACAAGCTTATCAAATCCATTATTCTGGGAGACATCTGCGGCAATCTCATTTCTCATCATCCGTTTGATTGCACTAAAAAATCCCATCTATCCAATCTCCTCTAAAAAACGCGTCACATAATCATTCATGTTCTCTATCTCAAAATCATGATATAAAGCCAATTTGAAGGCAGCCAATGTTGCATCGACCGGGTCAATTCGCTTCGTATTGGCATCCTTATCAATCTTTATCAATCCGTTGCTTGTTCTGGTTACTGCATTTGACATCGAGTAGTTCAGAAGCGGGTTATGCGTATATGCCACATTTCCGGCATATACCTGCTCCCTGAATCCCTGTGTTGCTTCATTTAGCGATTTGTGGCTCTGGTAGACTTCCTCAACTGTATGACCTTGATCGGACAGATCCATCATGATCTTTGATGCATTCGCCGGGTCAAAGCACAAGCATTGTATATCCAGATTGTACTTATCACATTCATCTAGCACGTACTTCATGACAAAGTTCTGATCCACAATCGGCGTATTGGTCAACGTCAAATATCCAAGTCGTTCCCATGCATCATATGGCATCTTATCTTTTATGATGTGCTCCCTCAGTTTGTCGTAGGTCGGAATAAAAGAATGCGTCCATAATACGTATTTGACCACACACTTCTGCTGTGCATCCAGCTCATCCGACTGATATGGAATAATAAAAGCAACCGATGTAAGGTCAATTTTGGACGACATATCAAATCCTACGTATACGGGCCGGTTCCTGATGTCTATCGGAAGCTCCTTTACTTCGCAGGCCTTCCATTTCTCCATGTTCATGTAGCCATTTTCCTTGGCCTGTACCCACATATTGAGTATCTTTGTTAGGAATGCGATCATCTTTTCAGGAATTTCCTTGGCTACTTCATAGTCTGCCTTGATTTTCTGCAGACCTTCCGGGAAGAAGGCTCGAATCGGGTTCGCTTTCTTCCAGGTTTCTTCCGAACCAATGTCATCACCAGACTCCGCCTCGCAGATATCCACAAAATATTCCTCGTTATGCACATCTACATTCGGATCCAGAAGCTTTGTGCAGTAGTCATATTCCTGCGTATAGCATGGATATGTCAAATCTTTTCCGGCCGTTGTAATGATGGAGGTCAAAGGCTCTTTCGTGTTGGAACCAAGGGCCAGGTCATAAAAGTCAGTCGTTGGATGCTGATGATACTCATCAATAATCAAGAAAGCCGGGTTTGTTCCATCACCCGACTTTCCGTCCTCTTTCGATAGTGCCTTGATAAAGGAACCTGTCTTAAGATGCTCAATGCAGTCATTCTTAAAACTAAATTTAGGGCGAATCAGAGTTCCTCGTGTCATCAAATCGCATTCGTTAAATACAATCTTTGACTGATCTCTCTTTACGCCCGCCGTATACACCTCGTTGACCTCGTGGTTCTGAGATGATGTTATCGCAATCTCATACAGAGCTTCTCCGGCTTCCATCTGAGACTTGGCATTCTTTCTGGCAACCTCTGTAAATGCCTTCCGGAATCGTCTTTTTCCAGTCTCCCTGTGAATCCAGCCATAAATCTGGCATTCTCTAAACTTTTGCCAGGCGGTCAGATAAATCGGCGTTCCGGACAAGGCTCCCTTGGAGTGCCTCAAAAGGGAGAACCACTTTACAATCTTTTCCGCTCTTTTCTCATCCCAAATGTAAGGGAAATCTGGTGTTCCGACTCGTTCTAAATCGGATAGGAATCTTTGGCAGGCCCACACATGCTTTTTACAGGAAGGGATTGCACCAGAGATGCAATCTTTACAATACTTTATAAGTTCTTCTTTATTCGTCATCAGAAATCACCGAAGACTCTCTTTAACTCTTCCTCTTCCTTGCTTGCTTTAACATGTGCTGCTTTGAGCTGTCCGTCCAGTGTCATTCCTAACCTTCTGGAAGACTCTGCCATATCCCTCCTGGCTTCATCCATCATCTTAATCAGCGGGTTCGGCTTCGGCCCGCTTCTGGTTTCAATGATGTAGGTAAAGTCTTTTTTCCGGACTTCTTTTACCAGATCCATATACCGGCCATAGCTGTTTGCGTAATTAAGCAGATCCGACTTATTAAGGTTGCCAACCATGCCAACTTCCTCACGCAGTCTTTTCAGTGCACGCCCATATTCCTTCCGTGCGGTCGTATTTACAAACTGCGATGCGCTCACATCATCCAGATCGATGCCATCCGACTGCACCAAGGATTCCTCATATTCTCTTTGAGCCTTCTCAGCCCTTGTCCTGTGTTTGCTGCTAATCTGCAGCACCTTTCTGTTATTGGCCATGTATATCATCACCTTCCTTTTTTGACCCCCAAAAGGGAAATTTGCGAAAAGAAGAGGGGAGCTGCGGTCTACGGCTGGAATACCGCTACTTTTCCGCGCCCCCCTGGGTAGCCCAATCAGGAAGCTTCAAAAGCGATCGAAGCTCCTCTTGTGCTTTCCTCTTCTCCTCATCCGATGCCCTGTAGCGTCCATGCACCTCATCGTGCGATGCTCTGGACAAAGGAATGAGATTATCCAAACGCCAAAAGTGATCCGGATCTTCTTCCGCCGGCACAATGTGATGGACTGTAAAAGCATATTCGATTCTTCCATGTTTCTGTGCGTATGGATCAATGCCAGAATAGAATCCAATAACTGTATCTCTTATCTTCTGCCATCTGGCAGAGTGATACAGCCTCCTCGTTTTTTCTGGCGGTGCATACTCCCGTTTATACCCACACCCACATTTTTCTCCTGCCGGCACTCTTTTTTTACAGTGCGGGC